AGGCAGTGGTATAGATGCAACATCTCCTGTTATGACTACTTCTGCGTCTGGTAGTAATTGGGTGAAGTGGTCAGATATCGGGCACCTGGACTTTACGATAGGGAAGGATAATGTAGCAGGCGAACGTCCTATGGACTGGAAGGGCTGGGTCTATGGGATAAAGAAGCTGGGCAGTAAGGTTGTTGTCTATGGACAGAATGGAGTATCTTTCCTTCTTCCCTCTGGCGTTGTCTTCGGTCTTCAGACGATACACAGGATAGGGCTGAAAGGGAAGCATGCATACTGCGGAACTGACTTCGAGCACTTCTTTCTTGATGTGGAAGGACGACTGTATAAGGTAGGAGAGGGTATAGAGCTTCTCAACTACAGTGAATACCTAGACACCCTCGGCACATCAGTCGTAATGAGCTACGACGAGCAAAATAGGCTTATCTATATCTGCGATGGTCTAGTTGGCTTTATCTATTCAATAGCAGATAAGAGCCTTGGTACAGGTCCTATAAACGTGACAGGACTGGGAAGCCAGAGTGGAACACTGACAATCTGTGCTTCATCTACTATCTCAACACCTGTGTTCTCTATCTGTACTGATATCTACGACATGGGGACGAGAAAGAATAAGACTATCCACTCTATAGAACTTGGGACAGACCAGACGGAAGAGCTATATGCTACTATCGACTACAGAGTTAAGAAGGAGGAAGCTTTCAGTACTATAGCATGGAGTCGAGTTAACCCGAATGGGATAGCTGTAATCCCTTGCTTCGGTGTCGAGTTCCGTTTCCGCGTGAAGCTCCTTACCTACGAGTACATAGAGCTTGACTACATAAAGGTGAACGGAGTTATTCATAACTATTCTTATCTAGACACATACTCGAGGCTATGATGATTATAAAGATACTGGCAAGTCAGGTTCCAACCTTCTGGGAGGCAGTTAAGTTTGCGGCTATTCAGGCAGATGAAGTAGATGAGAAGAATAGACAGGCATATCTAAACGATCTCCTTCACGCGCTGCTGAGTGATAAGGCTCAGTGCTTTGTAGAGCTGGATGATAGTAGAATGCTGTCTGCTCTTATTGTAACGAGAATGTCAGCTGATAAGGTAACAGAGCAGAAGTACATGAACGTACAGACTCTCTACGCCTGGAAGGTTATGAAGAATGAGACGTGGCAAGCTGGCATGGATGTGATAGAGCAGTTTGCAAAGAAGGAAGGATGCAAGTATATATCCTTTATGTCCAGGAATCCTGCAGTGTGGAGAAGAGCTGCTATAATGGGCTTTACAGAAAGAACGAGAATATACAGTAAGGAGGTGTAGTGATGGGCAGTGGTGGTGGAAGCAGCAGCAGTGGGACGAGTGAAGTTCGGTACGCTCCTTATATCGAAAGTCACCATCATACGTTTCTAGACGTTGTCTCGACAGAGCGAGCCACTGCAATGGCTACGTCTCCTTATTCTGCATATACAGATTTAGACCCTGATCTGGCATTTTTTGGGACAGGTTATCTTATCAGTAGCTTCCCTTCCCTGTACGATATGTATGGGAAGTTCTTGGCTGGGCTGGATATAGATACACTGTGGGATCAGCTGTTTGATACGACAGTAGATGGTACGACAACTGCAGCGCTTGTGACAGCAGAAGCAGCGCTCCTCGACGACGACATCGAGACGAATGTGATCCCGAGGATGCAGACTGGCATGAGAGACCTGAACGCTGTGATGGGGTCATCTTATATCATCCAGCGAGCTATCATCGAGGATACAAGGACGAAGGCTCTTGCTAAGTTCTCCGCAGAGCTGAAGTATAGATTGATTCCTGTTGTGCAAGAGAGGTGGGCTGCACACTTGAACTGGAACCAGAATACTATCAGAATGTACTGTGAGATCATGAAGCTGTACTACTCAGTGAAGATGGATATAGATGAGAAGAACTATAGTATGGCAGCTAAAGATGCCCTATGGCCTTTCACAGTACTTGAGTACGAGAGGATAGCTATTGCTGCTCTGCAAGGTGCGATTAACACGAAGAATGATGTAGCAGGTGCATCGACAGGTGCGAAGGTTATTGGAGGCGCATTGACAGGTGCAGCTGCAGGAGCTATGGTGACAGGTGGAACTCCTATGGGGGCTGCAGTTGGTGGAGTTGTTGGACTTGCAGCTGGTTTACTTTAAGTTCTATGTTCAAATTTTGAACAAAGGAGGATATGAAGATGGCTTTATTTGGTAATGAGTTTGCAAACTTTCAAGAGGCTCCTGGTCTTGCTCTTACACCGCAGGGTACACCAGCTACTCCTAGTTTTATGGACACTCTTACAAAGGGGTTGGCGAGTCCTAGACTTCGCATGTTAGTAGGTGGTATGGGTGCTTCTATGACTGGGGACAAAGACTTTGCATCACGATTCTTTAATAATGTATATAAGCCTGCAGAACAATCATCTGCTCTCGTAGAGGCACTGAAGGGTATGCAGGCACAGAATGTATCAACTGCACCTCCTGCAGTAGCGCAGGTTGATCCTATGGTACAGGCGAAGGAGATGTCTACTGCTTCTGGGATATTAAAAAAGGCCGCTGAGCTTCGTCCTGATATAGTACCTGGCTTTGGGGATATGCTGAAGAAGGCAGCTAATAGTGATCCGATAGGAAATGCATTCGCCACGAAACCGGAGCTTGCCCCAAACCCTACAGTTCCAATAGGTAACGATATTGCTGGACAGTCACCTGTTGGAGTTCCGTCTACTGTTCAGCAGTCTACATCTCCTTTTCAGTTTAACCTGTCACCTGATATAGCAGGTGCTCTTTCGCCTGAACAGGTTATGGGTCTCTATAAGTATGGAAGTGCGCAAAAGAAACAGGAACTGGATATACAAGAACAGATAAATAGAAATCTTCTTGCTCCTGCCCAGGTTGCTCTTCTCAGGAGTGAAGCAGGATATAAAAACTGGCAGATGATGCCTCAAAGAGTAGAAGAACATATAAGAGTGAATACAGCTCCTGTTCTTGCTCAATTAGACGTTATTAAAGGAAGAGATGCACTTGCTTTACAGCAGCTACAAAATTGGATTGCTACAAACCCAGGTCTTGCTAAACTTCCATCTCCTCATGGTGGTACTATTGGTGACTGGATGACGCTAAATGCTATGAATCCTGAAGGAGCAAAAACTGCAAGTAGTCTTATGAACGCAGGTCTTCATTATGCTACAATGCGGTATACTGCAGACATGCACTATAAAGGAATGATGGCTAACGCATCTGCTTCTAGGGATCTGAAGCAGTTTGAACTAGATACAAAGATGTATGAGAAGGCTAACTCAGATATTGCTAAATGGGAAGCAGCACCTACAGAACAGGCATGGAAGACTATGGATCAGTTGCAGAGAATGAATCTTGCAGCAAAAGGAATCACAGGGCCTAGAACTCCTGCTTTGGTAGATGCTATAAAGAAGTCAGTACTTATGCGTGATACTATTGGTCGTAAGCTGTATGGACCTGCTTACGATGATATAAAGAAAATGGAGCAGGAGGCAGGGAAAACTGGAAGTACTTTTGTTGCAGATCCTGTTAAACTAAAAGCTGTACAAGACATGATGAAGAAAGGACAGGAAAAGATGGACTTTACTGGAACTGATCCAGAAAGTCCAGGTTATGAGATACTTAGAATGTTTGGGAATAAAGGGGCGGCACTTGAGAACTTGTATGTACCTGCTAGTTTACCTATTCCTTTCTTTTAAAAGAGGTATAACAGATGGAACTATTAACACCTGATGGAAGTTCAGTGTCTTTTCCTGATGGCACTTCAATGGAAGTAGCTAAGAGATATATAAGTACCTACTATCCTGCAGAGCCGAATATTGCAGAACGTACCATAGGCCATCTTAGTAAAGGTATGGCTGAGGTTATGAAGAAGGTCTCAAATGTCGGTAGCTATCTGACAGGAGAAGAGCCGACAGCTGGCCCTTATCAGCAGTTCTTCGAGAATAATCCCTTTGCTTCTGCTGTAACAGCACACCCTGAGACGAGCTTTCTGGGACAAGCAGCGGGTGGTCTTGCTGAGTTCATTCCGCAAGTGCCTATCTATATGGTAGGTGGACGGGCTGCATTAGGTTTAACTGCTGCTTCTAAGTTACCTTATTTAGCAAAGGGGGCAGAAGCACTACTTACGAAAGCCCCTACTATAATGGGTCGCTATGGACGTGCTATTGCTAGAGGAACTGTTGAGGGTGGAGTAGTAGGAACAGCTATAGGTACGTCTGCTCAGACGCCTATCGTCGAGAAGCTGACAGAAGGTGGAAAGGAAGCACTAGGCTTCGGAGCTGCGACAGCTGTCTTGCATCCTGTCTTCTCTGTTCTTGGGTCAGTAGGGAAGGGGGTAGTACGTAGACTTGGGAAGAAGGCTACACCTGATTCTGTCGAGGCGAAGCTGAAGGAGAAGGCAGAGACGGATCCTGCTGCAGCGGATGATCTTCAGAAGCTTCAGGAAGCAAGGGCGAGTCAGCCTACAGAAGCTGAGGAGCTATACGTACCTAAGGGAGAAGAGACAGTAGTTCCTAGTCGCCTTGCGCAGGGAGAGCTGCCGCTAGAGCCTCTGCCAGCTGAGACGCTCACTAAGTTTGCAGAGCTGGGATATACAGAGGCAGACCTCGCAGGAAAGAGTGACAAGGAACTGATAGATATCCTAGAAGGAGGGGTGAAGAATCCTAACCAGTTAACATTCTCAAGTACTATAGACTCCCGAGGAGACTATAAGATAGTAGGAAAAAATAGCAAAGATGAAATAGTTACTACAGCAACAGCATCAGTATCTGATGGAACTGCATACTTAGAGGACTTATATACAAGGGAACCATTCCAGAGATCTGGTGCTATGAGTAAGCTTCATGATTATGTTCTAGAGTCAGGCATAGCGCAAAAAATAGATACACATCCAGGTCTTTCAACAGAAGAGGGCTTGTCTTTCTATGATAAGTACAGAAAGAATAAGATAGGTGATGAGAGAGTATTACAGACAGATCAGACTACTCTTCCTACAGATGAACAAATAGCAAAACTAAAAGAGGCGCTTGCGTCTACTCCTGTCGATTATAAAGCAGAGGCAGAAGCACTTGGTCTTCAGTTCAACGGTATCCAGGAGGGCTTCGGGGATATAAAGGCTTTCCGTTCTTCACTGATCATGTTACTGGTACTACATTTACTATGGAAGCTGGAGAGACACTAGTACAGGCATTGGCAAGGAAGAGAAAGCAGTTTGCAGATCATGAAGCAGGGGTAGATACAGGTGCTCCTATACCTAAGGATAATGTTGTAAAGTTTAGACCTGCAACAAAAGAAACTATCTCAAGTGCATCTCCTATACTTGCTGAGTACTTAGAGAAAAAAGAAGGGAACATAAAACCTGAGAATATAACGTATACAGAACGTTTACCTGATCCTGAAGATACGTCTCCTTTTGCAAACAAGATGAAAGCATCTGTTAGAAAAATATTAGATGACTTTCATGATACACCAAGAGATATAGGAGAAGGTCAAAATCCTTTTAATGGTAATCCTACATCTGATATAAGACTTGCATATGGTACTGGACACGAGCGTATTATTAGTAATTCTAGTGCTATATGGAAAGAAGGTGCAGAGTTTCCAGAAGCAGGGATGGAGCATATAGCTTTCTTTCCCAAGTATGTTATTGAGGTCTTTGATAAGGTAAGTAAGAAATGGGAAATGATGGAGGAGGCTTATAGTGATGCTGATGCTCTTGAGACCTTTACTAGACTTAAAAAGTTTATAGTACCTTCTGAAAAGGTAGACAGAAGGACAAGAGTCCGTCTGGAGAAGCTAGGCTATACAGCTGAAGACATAGAAGCTATGAAGCCTGGAGAGCGGATTGATATTTTGAAGGGCAAACAGGTCAAGGGTGGCGAACCCATCCCCTCTGTTCAAAATTTGAACAAAGCGACTCCCGAGGAGATCTATACCCTCCAGCGCCTTGGTTATTCTGGCAAAGAGATAAAGGGGATGAAGGCTGCTGAGAGGCAGGCAGCTATCGACAGAGTGAAGAATACTCCTGAGCCTGCACCTGAAGAATTAGTAGCTGCTGAGGAAGCGGCAAAGAAGATACAAGAAGCTGCAGTCGCCAGACAGCAGATGAAGGATACAGAAGGTAGACCTGCTCCTGCACTTACACCTGAATATGAGGCAGCTATTGAGGCAGAGATATCTAAGGATCTTGAAACGATAGACAGTGAACCAATAAGTAAGGCTGCAGATCTCATTATCAAGATGCAGAACCACTTCGACGATGCTACCCTCGACACACTTGTCGAGAACCTACCGAAATCAAAGGAAGAGATATCTCTCGACTGGAAGATTGCCCTCGAGAGAAGGAACATGAAGATCGAGGCAGAGAAGCTTGCAAAGGGTCATGGTGAGTCTGCTCCTGTTGAGACAGCAAAAGTACCAGAAACCACCAAGCCCGCAGCAAAGGAAACTCGTGCCGAACTAGATGCTCGTCTGAAGGCTATCCGTAGGAGGAAGAAGGACACGAGTAGTATCGAGAGTGAGATAGAGAAGTTTAATAAGAAGTTGGAGGAGGAAGGGCTAGGGGAGTTGAAGGAGGAAGGAGAGGGGGAGCTGAACTTCGACGACAGTCGCCTCAACATGATGATTCCTCTTGATCAGGCACCTGCTATTGTGAAGGGTATCCTTAAGGATATAAAGGCGACAGCTAGCGGTCTCTTTAGGAATAAAGAGCTGTTTGAGAAGACAGGCTACTGGCTGGCGAGAGATGGGAAGTGGAGATATGAGATTAGTGACGAGGGACTTAGAGTACATCCTGGTATTCTAGATACGGCTGCTGCAAATCCACCTTTTGGTTTGGCTGTTCCTATTTATTCTGTAGTAAATCATCCTACTTTGTTTGAAGCTGTTCCTGAAGCTAGATCATTACAAATTAGGATTAATAGAAGACTAAATGCAGAAGGATCTTATATACCAGAAGCTAAGTTGATAGATCTTAAACGTCCTGATAAAAATATCATAGTCCACGAACTCCAACATGCTGTGAATGATATAGTTGGGAGTAGGTTTAGAGGGAGTAATCCTGAAGCAGAGCATAGAAAGGCAATCATTAGTGTTCTCCAGCATATAATGGAGAGGGCCGAGACACAGACACTAAGAGATAATGCTGCTAGTTTATTTGTAGAAGTAAACCAAGGAAAGAAAATTGACATTATAAGAGATGCAGTACAGAAGCTACGGAAGGGATCATTGACAGATAACGATCTTATTCTTGTTGATAATAGTCTTGATAAAGTTCTAGAGCAAACTGCCCACGAACGCTATATGAAAGACCCTGGCGAGATGGAGGCGAGGCTTAGTGAGAAGCGGAGAGAGATGACAGCAGAACAGAAGAAGGCTGAGCCGCCTTGGGAGACGTTAGATACTATGCTGGATAGCGAAGGTCTTGGAGGAGGTTATGGAACTACAGGTCCTATAGAAGCAGGCATGAAACTCTACTCCGGTCCTTTCGCACCTATCTACGACATGGCGAAGAAGCTCTTCTCCGAAAGGAAAACTATCACTGGTGCTGCATCGAATAAGATTATAGCGGAGGTGAATGGGAAGAAGCTCACGCTGAAGGATGATGCAGACTTCGTAGATGGTTTCCTTAATCAGATGTCCAGGAACATGGGTGCCTTTCTCCGTACGAAGATAGAATCCCCTGACTTCGCTTATCGAGATAACGAGAAGATGAATCCTCTTATCTTTAACATTCATAAGAAGTTCTTCGAGGGAAACTTTCAGGCGTCTAAGAGGAACGAGACGATCAGGAGTGCTGAGACTCTCCTTTCGACAATAGAGAGTAAGGAGAAGATTAAGGGAATCATCGAAGGGAAGATTACAGATGCTACTCCTGCTGAGTTGCAAGCAGCTGACCTTATCCGCTCTGAACTGAACGCTGTGAGGGATAAGTATAAAGGGCATCTGAGGGAGGAGTATAAGAAGAACCTGAACGAGGATGAGAACGCTGCGCTCGCTGAGATCATGTCAGGCCGTCCTATCGACGAAGTCATAGCGAAGTATAGAACTAGAATTGTGCCAGATAAGCTGGGCAGGCGAAGGACGAGGAGCTGGCTAGACGAGGAGGTCATTCGTGACATTGATAAGGAGTACAAGGAAATCGACAAGTGGGGCCTGGAGGACTACATGTCCCACTACGAGAGGGGACCTCTTAGAATTCTATCTGGAGGAAAGCTATACGCAAAGGCCATGTCAGAGGCAGATGCTGCCAGAAAGTTTGCAGACCTTGTTGAGCTGTATCCTGATAAAGAGTTCCAACTCGACACGAAGCATAACTTGGGAGACCTTGCTACTGGCCTTTCTAAGCGCAGCTATAATAGGTTGCTCTATAGCTTACAGGAAGGACTGAAGCAGTCAATAGAAGGTATCAATAATAATGCAGCTAAACGTCTCGCACAGAAGGGAATACAAGGTCGCTTCTTCATAAAGCCAACTCAGTCGTTCTCTCCTTATACGATGGAACGTAGCGACTTCCTTCAAGGCGAGAAGAATGTCTTCGATATTCTCTATAACTACATGTATAGCATGGAGAAGAAGATGGCGCTTGATCCTGCTATCGACGATATAAGGAAGGCGATTACGAAGACTGAGATTGTGGGAACAGAGGAGTATACTGCAAAAGATGGGACGACGAAAGTTAGGGAAATCAAGAGACCTTACCTGAAAGAAGATGAGGTTAAGTACCTTGAGCGCTATATAGAAGACATCAAGGGTAAGTTGTATAAGGGAGACGAGCTTGTTGATTCTATCTTCAAGAATGCAGGGAATCAACGGCTCTACTCCCGCGCAATTCAGGTCTCTCGTGAGCTGGAGGCGAACCTTAAGCTAGGATATGCACCTGTAAAGGGTCTGATCAATGCTGCTAGTGGACTCGGCCATATCTGGACGAAGACAGGTACTCGCTTCATCAGCGAAGGTGCTACGTTCTTGAAGACAACAGAAGGTAAGGAGTTCATGAAAGCTATGGAACCGTACCTTGGCGTGAATATAGTTGAAAGTGCTACAGGGGAGCTGTCGACTAGGGGAACGTTCGAGAAGTGGGGCTGGCTGAAGCCGCCGAAGACAGCAGGTGAGAAGTTTGTTCATAAGGCTATCGAGCCCCTTTCCTTCTTCCAAGCACCTGAGCTTCCTGTTCGTAAGCTTACATTGGCAGCGAACTATCTAATGGCCAAGGCAGATGGTCTTGGAGAGGTGGCAGCTAGGGATGCAGCTATTAAGGCCAACTGGTTCCAGCAGTTCACCTACGACATGGCATCGCTGCCTGAGATTATGCGTTCTCCAACTGGACGATTGCTGATGCAGTTTAAGCCCTATCTGTTGAAGGAGATGGAGTTTATTAGTACGCTGAGAGGTCTTGAAATTGCTCGTTATATAGGTATGCAGATTGCCATTGGTGGTCCTCGTGGTCTGGTCATGATAGCTAAGTCTCTCCCTCTTATCGGTATGTATCAGGGATGGAATGAGCTTGAGGACTATATGAATAAGGAGTACCCCAGGACTAGCCGTGGGATAGGTGGAGCACTTGGCGTTGATGTGTCAGCTGCTGCTACATTCCAGTTTCCTTCTACAACCAGGGATTGGCTTGGTCCTACATTGTCGGATCTAGTCGCCCTTAAGAAGGGGTTAGTAGACCCACTGATAGATGGTCATGGAGTGGAGGGGGTAGAGTTCGGAAAGACAGGTTCTACTGTCTTCCCTATTACTAGACACTGGTCGAAGATGATAGAGCAGGTAGTTGACAAAGACGGTTGGGTGAAGGATGAGAGGAACAGGAGGCTTTGGCATATAGATAACATGGGTACGTTCGTAGCGAAGTCTGTCGCTGGGGCTGAGCCGATAGAGCTAAATCGCATAAGGACAGCTGAGAGGAATCTTGTCGAGAAGAATCAGCTGATAGCAGACCAGAAGACAGAGACTATCGACGACGTTCTTGATAGCATAGCGAAGGGGAAGACACTTGATCCTGCCCTCATTGACAAGATGATGAAGCTAGGCATCAAGCCAGGTACGTTGCGACGGGCTGCACAGTTTAGAGTACTAGACCCGAAGCAACGACGCTTGTTAATGACAGAAGTTATTCGGCGTCCAGAAATTTTAGAAAATTATCCTGATGCAGCTGACCTGGAATAGCTTATGTAAGCATATCACGGATAGTACGTAAGTGTATCTCTTGTTCATATCCTCCAGGTGTTTTAAGGCCACAAGTACAAGTAGAGAAGAAATCGTTACCTTTTTCTACTGTCTTGTGGCTTTCTATTACACTATACATACGATCCCAATAGTGCTCACATTCCTCGAGTGGTGTTACTTTAAAAGCTGGCATGGTTGGTCTCCTTTGTTCAAAATTTGAACATAGCATTTATTACGTAAACTCACACTTTAAGTATCCTGTAAATCCAGCAAAAGTAAGGGTCTGTCCTTTATCGAAATCTACTCGTGGACCTGTGAATATTCCTAGTTGAGTGCCATCTATAGAAGATAAAGTAATCACTGTGCCTTCATCCTTATTCTCTATTGTAATAGAACCAAACTTCATTCTACCCCTACCTACATAACGTACATCGTTATCCACAAAAGCACTAAGTAATGCCTGTGTTGCTACTCTTTTTATCATTGTTTATACCTCTTATCATACTCCAGTATCGGTTCCGTTCCTTCTCTCCCCACGCTTAAGAAGCCCATTCCTGTTAGCGTCTCTATGATCTTGTTGAGGGTGAACTTGTCTGCGTCGAGATAGACCATGTTCTGCAGCTCCGTTAGTGTCATCCTTCCTCGGCTACCTACTATCGACATTACTCTATTTAGAGTATCACTATCTTTATTCTTCCCAAAGCCTGAGAAGGTACGTGGCATCATACGCTCTGTCGCTGTTAGGATCGAGAGCGCCCTATCGAAATCATCTCCTGTCAGTACCATGTCGCTAGTGCGACTAGCATTTACGATCATACTTAACTTCCATAGATGCGTTGGCTTTCTCTCAAAGTACGGTGCAAACCTATGATCGTCGAAAGGAGGAGGAGTGCTATCAGCATGAGCGTACCATGTCGTGAAGCACTCTATATACTCCTCCGTTGCCTTGAATGTACCCTGTAGCATAGCTATCTTCTCCAGGTCGATCAGCAGCTTGGTGCCTGTCTCTACATCCTTGTTCGAGAGGAACGGGGCCAGCTCTGTATGATCCTTATCCTGTTCGTAGACGAAGATGATACGAGACGTAAGGCCACCACCTATTGCATCCTTCGGCAGTGTTGTGTTCAGCAGGTCAGGTGTAGTCGCTCCTATCAGGTTCACCCATACTCCTGTTATATCATCAGTCCCCATGTTCTTCGTCCTATATTCCCAGACGTCTCCACAATCGAACCAGTCTGTTAAGTCTGCCATTAGCTGCTGGTTGTTGTAGCCCAGGAACACTGTCAGCTCCTTGCTGAATATTGTCAGCGACGAGTGCAGGAACATCTTCCCTGTCGCATCTATATGCGTGTCGCTGCTGGTCTTCAGCTGATGTATCAAAGCCTCTCGAGTGATGGACGAGGAGGATAGTTTTATCCCAAGCTCCCTTAGCATATTCTCCCCAACAGTCATAGCAGTACCTTTCCGACAGCGACCAGGAGGGCCAACCAGAACGATATATAAGTTGGGATATATGTCTATCGTCCCCCACTTGAACAGGCACTTCCTTCTCATGCAAGCTGCTATGGTTGAAATTGCTGTCCATGTTTTATAGAGAATTGGAGGCTCTGATTTCTTGGTGTACTCCAAGTAACTCCCTATCCAATCCGGCAACAGTCGATTGATCACTTTTAACTCCTCTCATACATCTTGGATTAGGTACCTTATTAGCTGAGTCACCTATATATTTATTCTTATCCAGACATATGCCTACTTTTATATCTGCAGGAATGGAAAAGGTCATTCCACGAAATGAGATAGGCTGCTGAAGTGAATCTAATAGAAGTCTTAGCATTTCTGCGTGTTCCATTCTTGGTACGTCTATATAACTAATCTGGACAACCAAACTATCATGCACCTGATTCAAGATTTCCGCCTTACGAAACGAGGGGTTATCCATGACGAAGGCCAGTCCTCTTTCATTGATAATGTCTGCTACAGTTGACTGAGGGATGAAGGCGTAGGCTTCCTTGTACAGGTCGTCTCCCCACCTATTGGTAAATAATCGCTTACGTCCAAGGCAGTTAGTAATTGTCCTATTCTTTCCAAGTTGAGCTCGTATCCAGGCATGATATTGTCTAACTCCAGGATACACGGCATGATATCTGTCAACAACGTACTTAGCTTCGTTATCTGGGATCTCGCAGACAAGAGCGAAGGCGCGATAGCCGAGATCATAGTTGAGGGAGTGGTTACTCTTCTTCCCCCAGAATCTCTCCGAGAACAAACCTCCACCGATGCTGCTACTTCCTTCTTCATCACTTATATCCTCCGGTTTCTTGTTCAGCAGTAGACCTGCAGTCTGCCTATGAATGTCTATACCCTTTTCGAATGCAGCTATCATGTTTGGCTCAGGGGCAATGTAGGCGACGATCCTATTCTCAGCCTGGGACAAGTCGATATTGTAGAGGAAGCATCCTGGATCTGCAACCAAGAAACGTAACATTTCTGGGGGCAGGTTCTGCATATTTCCTCCCTTTCCAAATATAGTCTTAGAAGATGAAAGGCGTCCATTTTCAGTGCCCACCGGATTGAAGCTGCATCGGATACGATTATCATCATCCATCTCCATTTCAAAGTAGGTTCCTTTTATCTTAAGTAGGTGTCGCATTTCGAGGATTGCTTTCGCTTCCGCGAAGCCTCTCTTCGACAGTCGCTTAAGAGCCATTGCGTCTACACTTATGTTACCTGTGCTTCTGCTTACATAGGGTTTTATCTTCTTCTTTACATAGAAGTATTCCTGTAGTTGCTTTGTGCTATTAGGATTGATAGGGCCTCCGCAGAGCTTGTCCAGCTCTTCCTGCAGCTCTGTAATGCGGAAGTCATATTCCTTGATAGCCTTATCCATTCCTGCCTTATCCGCCTGTATACCTCGTGCTTGCATGTAGACGAGAGATGGGATGATAGAAGTCTGCCGTTCAACAGCAGCTTCGTTCCCTTGCCGTTGTGCTTCTGCTTCAAGGATAGGTAGCGCTTCGATACAGACAGCGGAGTCCTTAGCGTTATATGTCCAGAACTCTCGTATATTCCCTCCTATCTTAAACCATTTCTTGCCCTCATCTTTATAGTAAGGCTCTTTCGTACAGATTGATGTAATGAAGTCTAATCCTTTTGGAAAGTCTGGATAGCAGATGCCACTTAAGATCATGGTATCCTTCATGTTAGTCGTACGTATTCCGTACTTAATGAAGAGGAAGGTAGCGTCGAAGGTTACGTTTTGGCCTACCTTCTCTATGTGTGGATTCTCCAGGATTTCTGCAATCTTCTGCCATATTATAGCTTCCTGATCGACAGTAAAGACATCCCTGCCTTCGGCATAGAATGGGATAGACATAATGTCGAAGGGGTTAGGGCCTATTGAGATGCAGGACACTTCCTCGTTCACCACCTCGATGTCGAATCCTATCTTCGGTTGCTCAGCCATTTCGCCCAGGTAGCTGATACTCTCGATGAAGGTAGGGTCGATACGAAGCATACGAGATGGAAGGCGAATGTCAGGGTATGCACTTTCCTCTAGCACACGCTTCAAGTCGAAACGAATGAAGTGGGTGAAGATGTAGTTTCGCAGGGCGCTAGCAGGATGGATGATAGGGATGACCTTTCCGCCTCTGGTAGGGAATGTCCCATGTAGTATAGAACCTCGACGCTTAGTGACTGCTTGCATCCTGGTCAAGGCGTATAGAGCAACACCACCTATTGCTACATAGACGTTAGCGCTGGTTTGTTCCAGTTCCTCGTACAAGAGATTCTCATACTTATTGTAAGCAGGAGTAGTCCGCACCCGTCCCTTATCAAACTTGATGAACGTCTCTATATTATTCCCAGGAGGACGTTCCTTCACTACGTTTGTTATGTAGACGCTGTCCCTACTGATGCCGACCTGATGCATGATGTTAGTGAGAAGTTCTCCAGAGCTGCCAACGAAGGGCTTCCCGAAGCGCTCTTCCTCAGCACCAGGAGCTTCCCCTACCATACAGATCTTAGCGTCAATAGGTCCAGAGCCCATGACTATGTTAGGCATCTATAGCCTCCTTCTTCTCACGTAGAGTATCTAGTGTATCATCAATATCTATAACTATAAGTTTAGTATATTTAATATAGATACTTGTTATATTAAATCCTATCCTTTGTAGTATACCACCGAAGACTATTATATCATCTATAGGAGATATATACTGTTGTTCTTCTCTGCTACCAACAAATAAGACTCCATATAGTGTCATTCTATAGCCTCCTTATAGCTCTTATAACTCGTTGGTCTACTCTCGCTGACCCTTACAACGTAGCCATTCTTATGATCCTGTGCAAGATCCCAACCGAAAGCTGACATTCCCAGATTGCTTGCGGCGAGGATAGAGTTTCCGCTTCCCAAGAACGGCACACAACAGCGAGCACCTTCCCAGCAGAACGTTTGCATGATGTCTTGGATCAGTTCGATAGGACGCTCGGTAGGATGGATCTTCTTCGTGCTTGGGACAGGTTTGTAGTGGAAGACATTACTCCTTCCCTGCCTGACAATAGAGGGCGATCCCTTCCGAACGTAGAGGAACTGCTCATAGCAACTGGCAAGGTACAGGTTAGGAGAGTTCGTCTGCCCTACGTTTCCCTTGTACCAAATGCCCATAGTACTTACACTTCCCTGGAGGTCGACAGCAGTAAGAATGTCAAGGATATCTTGCAGCCATTCTCTAGCGTGCCAGATGATAGCCCATGAGTTTGTAGACATTACTCTTTGACATTGAGATAATACGCCAGCAAGGAAGTTGATATACTTATCCTCTTCTATCTCATTATAGTTCTCCGCTCGTACAGCTCCCATGTCTCTCTTCTGGTGATTCAGGTCGATAGCGTAAGGAGGGTCGAGCTCTATGAAGTCGATACTATTGTTCGGCACCTGCTTGATACCTTCGAAGAAGTCACCGACGATGAAGTTGTTTACCAATGAGGAGTGGACACGCTCGATAGGTGTGCTGGCCGACTTGTTCTCAATCCTCTTCGCCAGCTCTCCTCGTATCATGTTCTCCTGAAACTTCTGGAGCATCTTAGTCGCTTCATTCTTATTCTTCGCCTTAGCCAGCTCAGGGAACATCTCGACAGCAGTAGCCAGGTTCATGTCCATAGAGATGGAGCCGACGCTCTTGTTTAGCATAGCAGCCGTGTCTCGCAGAGAGTGCCCAGGAGCGTCAGGGCTAGTGCTTTTCTTCTCTCCGTGTATCTCGATCTGAAGGAGGTGTATCTGCTTCTTCAGCTTTGCAGCCTCCAGCCAGTCTAGGTCTTTCCTCTCTACATTCTCCATAAGCTCGATGCTTCTCATCTCAAGCTCACTCAAGGTAGCAGGATAGCAGCGGACAGGGACTTCTTCGATACAGGCCTTCTGAGCCGCTGTGTACCTTCTACCGCCAGCGAGCAGGACATAGGATCCATCGTCGTTATCTCGGACAGCGAGAGGAGAGATGATGCCTTCCTTCTTCATGCTTTCGATGAGGGAGGTAAGGTCACCGTAGTCCTCACGAAAGCGTGCACCGAAGGTTATAGATGTGAGTGGTATGTTTTTGAGAACGATCATTTCTTCCCTCCCTTTTCCATCATTGCCAGGAATGCTGTTATAGCATCTGTGCTCATTCCTGCGATTATAGTATCTGTACTTACGCTGCTCTTCGCTGTGCTACTAGCTTTCTTTTCGCTAGGCGGGGGTCGCTTACTGGTACGTCTACTCTGGCGAATAGTAGCGAGGAGAGCGCGAAGGTCGTCGTCGCCCAGCTCAGATACGCTTTGCTTAAGATCATGTAGTTCCACTTTTCGGTAGTCCTTTCATAATATGAGTTACGTTTATACTTCTATTCAATATAGCCGCGAGGACTATATCCCCATTCTGTTCGAGAATGTCGAGGAGATCATCCAAGAGCAGAGCCATTACTTTCGACCGCAGGCCCCAAGGTACGAGGTTAGTGAACCTCTGCGAGGAGCGTTCAGATATCTCGACAGAGAGTCGAGGTGTATCAGCGGGCATCTTAGCCTCCTTCTTCCTTCACAAATACGTTAGCGATCCCTGCATTTCGTATGATACGTGAGCAAAGGAGACATGGGAATGTACCTGTAAAGGCGCCAGTTTTCATATCTCTTCCTACGATGTATAGATCTGCACCCATTGTCTTTTCCCTACCTGCTGCGACTATAGCGTTCATCTCTGCGTGTACGCTTTTGCAGAGTTCATATCGCTCTCCAGGGGCTACCTGAAGGTGATCTCGCTCACAGATGCCACGGTCGCAGCAGTTCTTGTCGCCCCTGGGCGAACCTGTGTAGCCAGTTGCTACTATCTGATCGTTCTGCACGATAACTGCGCCATAGTTGCGACGAAGGCAGGTGCCTCGCTTGAGGACGATGCTGGCGATTTCGAGGTAGTATTCTGTTTTAGTTGGTCGCATATTTCTTTACCTTTATAAGCTTGAATATATATAATCCCTTAGGATGCGCAAGACCAAACTTCTCCCCTTGTTTCATACCTATAAGTTTACTACATGCTATTTCATCGTTAATATATTCTTTACCCCTCTGGTAAGGAGACATTACAGTAACCTTATCTGTAGATGAAAGAAGTTCTATTAATTTTTCCTGGTAAGGTGTCATCTTAAATATCTTCATCTTATCTATGAACTCAAGTAAAGTTGGTCGCATTGGTATCCTTTGTTCAAAATTTGAACATAGAGGGCGCATTGTCGGAGGTTTGCTTCTTGCGCTGGCCGCTGGATTTACAGAAGCCTCTCTGCAACAATGGACGCCCTCTACGTTTGTTCATTAGATCTTATTCTCGTCCAGCTTGAAGTCTCCGCAACTGTCTGTCGGGAAGACTACAGGCCACCCTTCGTTCGTACTCGGTGCATGGCGCCGACAGCGTCCGACGATTGTGTAGGTTCTGTCAGTGTCGATAGGAAGCTTCTCATAGAAGTGCATACACTTCCCACATTGGCGCCCCTTCTGTCGATTGTTCCAGTTGTCCATACTATGTTACCTCCTCATATGTAGCATCGAAGATATCTGGTTTGCAGGGATAGAACTCACCCTTGATGCCTTTGATGATCCAGTCCTTATCTGATGCATGAAGAGGACCTTCAAGAGTCGCTACAACTAACTCTTTCCCTCTCCATTCAGCGTCACCACCACAGAACTGTTCGATTTCATCAAAGTTACCTACAAACTGTATAGCTTCGATAACTACAGGTTTCTTTCTGAACAGTGGCATAGCAGCTACCTCCCTACGACGAACCTTTGCACGCTATTGCGGGAGTCGTTGTCTCCGTCGCCAGCTTCTTCCTTCAGAATAGCCCAGCCCCGCTGTCCTTCCATATCGTCCGTGCTGATAGGACCGGAAGCAGGAAGGCCAAAGGCGGCCTTGAACTCTTTCAGGTTCAGAAGCTTACGGGTCTTCTGCTTCTCGTCGTCGGCAGAAGTCGGAAACATGATGTAGTGGTAGACGTCTTTGCTTTTCGGATCAGCAGGAATATCCATCTGAACCTCAAGCATAGGGTCACCCTTCTTGCTGTTCTTGCTTGTTGCTTTCAATATACGCAGTTCATACTCAGAACCACCTGCTACTGTGTGGAATCCTTCTACATTCTCAGTCTCAACGTCGATGATAAAGCTCATACTTTCTTCTCCTTTTTTCTTGGTTAGTTGTTAATAGTTTGGCCCTGATCCTGCTGGTTCGGTTTGTCCTGTTGCAGGAGGATAAGGTGCTGGTACTGCAATATCTCCAAGCACCAGTGTATTCTCTAGAAACTGCTTACTCGTCCCCTCTGGGTCTGCATAGTAGGCATTAAGGTCAGCAAGCATTTCTACAACGTCTCTGTAGACAGCTCTCTGGCATCCAATGTTACAGACAAATCCATTAAGGACAGGTTCAATGGTAATGATTCTATACTTCTTCTGTTCCATCTACTTCTCCTTTACGTCTATCCGAATGATCTGCCCCACTCGGTAGGCTGTTACCTTCACACTCTCGTTCTCGTACTGGCTCTTCGAGCCGCCATTACTGACAGCCTTGTACGCTTCTACTATATGCTCTGTTATCTCCACATGGTACCCTCCTATTTATTATTTGTTTAGTCAACTTCCTCCTTTCGTTTAGTATGGTTTATCTTCTATTTCATAACCTGCTTTTTTTAACAGGGTTTTTATGTCAGGTTCTTCGTTTGCTGTAAAGATACCCTCTCCCATTCTTGTTTTTGCTCTGTATGTCCCATCAGACTGAGTAAGCATAGTGTATTTTACACCTGCACTTGTTCTCGTGCTTTGAAGATAGTATAATTCACTAAAGAAGACAGGATTGTTCTGCTTCTTTCCAACAAAAAGAGGAGTTACATACATCTTACCTGTTGCCTCGTCTTGCATAATATTCTCGTGTGCAGTAAGAACTATATCACAAGGTAATGTTAAAAAATCCTTAATGGCATTCTTTATCATATACATTGCGGGAAGGTAATCCTGCTCGTATGGTTGTGAGCCTGCACGACTCCCTCCTTTTGCTGTTTTCAGAACTTGGTTCATAGCAGCAGCTTCCCAGAGAGTTGCAGAGTCTACACAGTATGTTCCGATATGGTCGAAGTATTTTTCTCTCTGCCGCCGTTCATACTCCCTATCCCAAAGAGCAAAGACAGTAGGGTTGAATGGATCTTCAGCTTCATATCTTACATCTGCAAGAATCCATCCTTCTGCTATGCCCTTCTTCACTTGTACGTTAGCAGTCCCACGAGGGTCGAAACTGTCTATGTGGATAGGTCTTCGGCAGGTGCTTAACAAGCGTGTTTTCCCTGCTCCTGATCCCCCATAGACAAGGAAGGCTGCATGTTTCTGTTGAGCACTAGTATCGTACATAGCACGAATGTCTGCAAACTCTTTCTTTATGTCGATGGGCATTCTTCTTTCCTTTCTTCTCCTGGCAGGCCTTCTGATATAGGCAGCATTACGTCCACTATATCAGGCATAGTACCGAGAGTAATAGCCTTAATAGATCTACCATGCCCCAGGTCTTTCTTACCATCGTTTACACTTCCGCCAAGTTGGCGCTGCATCCACTCTTCATCTCCTTCATAGATCAGTACTCGTATTACTTTCATCTCTCCTGTGCTACTCCTTCCTCTGTTATTCTGAACACTGTATTAGCATCATCTTCCTCTGCCTTAGGGTTCCAGTACTCGATCTTGAAGCCTGTAGGGACTTCTTGGCACCGGGCGAGAGGGTTCCCCCAAGCCATGCAGAAGTCGTGGTATTTGCAGCCAAAGTATTTGGTACAGTTCTCTGTATTCTGCCAGAACGCTCTCATTACTGTGTCTTCCGGGGAGCAGATCGCTAGGTCCTCGAAGTCTTTGTCTATCTTATCGCACCAGTTGATAGTGTTCCAGTACCAAGCTTCCATGCCTTCGACCGTTCGCCTAGCTGGTACTCTCTGAAACTTAATGTCCTTCTTACTGAAGATCGCCCCGTTTATCTCGACGCCCCAGACACGCTCTCGAGGGAACAGGCAGTATAGGACATGGTTATAGACGCCAGTCTGCATCTTAAGTGCCCACTGATCCATCCAAGGTCTGCTTAGCTGAGAGCCTGTCTTATGCTCCCTACTCTTTATCCCATCAGGTGTGTCGAGAATAGAGTCGATCCTGAAGGAAAGGGTATGCTTATCTGTCAGCGAGACAGAGCCAGCGACCTCAGTGAAGAGAGGCGTGAAAGGTTCACCTGCATATTCCTTACAGTACTTAACGAGAGCGGTAAGGGCCATAGCAGGTGTCTTCGGGTGGTACTGATCATCGAGGACCTCTGAGAAGAACTGACGATAGTAGTTGTTCAGCTTTGTATAGGCTTCGAGAATGCTTACGTCATTGTAGCCATTGAGGATCAAGTGCTCCATCGCAAGGTGCCACGCACTGCCAAACTCCAGATGTATATTGGCACTATCTGGCCGCCAGCCGAGGACGTACTCGAAGAAATAGGAGCGGGCGCAGTCCATATAGGACTGTATTTTGGTGGCATCTTTTATGAGCCAACTAGGATGCGGCAGTAGCATTCTGGGCCTCCTTATATTGTGCGATTACGTTGTCTACAGCTTCTGTAGGATCTGTCTGTTCTCCTTTGCTTACATAGCATTTAGATCCTACAATAATAAATGCTTTATATTCAACTTTGCGGAGAGGAGAAATAGATGATCTTGTAATTTCTTTATGAAAGCATACATATCCACTATGTACTGCTTCCAACTTCTTAAACGCTTTCAGTTCTACTCTCTGATTTGCCATCTTCCTTTACCTCCTTCCCTTTACACTCTTCAAATGCTGTTGTTATAGTTACTTGATCTATCAGCTTTACCTTCGCGACCAAGTTCCCTTTTACAAGCTGGACACTATCTATATGACAAGTATAGTGCCCAGGTGGTATGTTTGCTATCCGAGGGCTTATCACGCTGAGGATAACGTTCTGCTTCCTATTCTTCCCACTCATTTCTTCTTCACCTCCTTTATTGTATATCTATCTGTATCATAAAAATAGTGTCGTACTTCGTTACTTGTTATATGCCCTAGTTTCTTCGAGAGTTGAAGACAGAGGAAGCGGAAGGCCTGCTCGATAGAAGGGCTAGTGCAGTAGAGCTTGTGTAGCTCTCCATGCCAGTTGAACTCGCCGTACCATGTAAGTTGTTCAGGTTGTTCGATAGTTGCCATTTATGTCTCCTCATAATTACATATTACCACATTCTGGGTCAGTTGTCAACGTCTATATTCTTCTGTTTGTTTACAACCTATGTTCAAATTTTGAACAAAGCGTTTCGTTTGCTTTACTATACCCAAACCACTCAGCTACCTCTCTGTTCATCTGTTCTGTTGTTGGGTTAGTGGTCATGTAGGTTCCTTTCTCTTTTTTAACTCTCTTATTTGAGGGGGCACAAGGAAAACCCCAAACCATTTATCACATTTATAACAACGCCCTGTATCAGTAGTTTGTCTAAAAGATTCAGGGAATATAAACATCTCAGATAATTTGGTATATGCCTGTATCGTGCATAAATATAAACTTATCTTTTCTCCGCAAATAGGACACGCTGCACTTGGACCATCGTCTCCATCGTAATAACAATACTGTCCCGGCATCTACTTCCCCTCCTTCTGTTCCAGATACTCCGCCACCAGACCGCAGGATTCGGGGCGGAAGAGCCAAGGGAACAACTCTTTGCGTATGTCTTTGTCATACTGATGGGTTCCTTTGTCGAACCAGACATCAAAAGCGTAAAAGCTAAAAGAGTCCCATTCCCCATTTTCCACAAGCCTATCCTTCAGCTTGCCGAGGTCTTCGTATGTGGCGAAGGTGCGGCTTGGTACTGATATATGCAGTTCAAAGTCATCTCGCCATCCAACCTCATAACCACAGGTGCATCTGTTTGGATGATAGATACTAGAATCGTCTTCATGCCAACACTCCCCAAGATACAGGGTGAGCCGCTTTCTCTGTTCGTCGGTTAGTGGTTTCATATTTTTATACTCCCACCGAGAATAATTTGGTTATAGCAATTCTCATACTCATTGCCTGTCCCCCTGTATTCACAATCTCCGTGAGATCCTGGCTTGTATCCAATACAGTTCATCTCTTCTTCGTCAATAGGAATACGGCATAATTTCTTTACAACAGCAACTTGAAAATTCTTTTTGCTCATACCTCAATCTCTCATATCGAAAATTAACCATTTTACAAAGAGCACTACCGCAAACAGCAGACATGACATAACCTCAAGTAGTATTATCTCAATTATGTTCATATCTCCACTCCTTCCTGCGCACACAAGGCCTTCAAGATGGCCTCGGTGGGGGTTCCTTCAATAAATATCTTGTAGCGTTCACTTCCCATTCTAATCAGTCCGCTGCCATCAGAAGACTGCGACCACCTTTTCCAATCCACCATCCCCCACAGGCTCCTCTTCTGCGCTTCCGGGGAGGAATCGTCTATGGTGCGGGGGATAACCAACGTCCTAATATCGTGATATTCTCCATGACGAAAATCTCCCATATGCTCATAAGTTTCGTCACTATACAATATCGGTCCCATCACCTTCCTGAACTTCGGCTGCAGGGCGGTGTACAAGGGCAATAGCGTCTTGGTGAAATAGTTAGGGTTCATTAGTACATACCTCCATCGTCAATTCCGTCTTCGTATTCAAACTCAAGACCCATTGATTCCGACGTGAGATTAAGGCGATCCTTTTCGATTTCTATCAGCCGCTTTCTATTGATACTTTCTTCTTCCTTGGTTGGTAGAGTTCCGTAGTTATTTGTGTTCATAGGTTGCCTCCTTCAGTGGGCAGGGTCCAGAATATCCTTCTTTGTCCCATGTATGA